TAGTTATAAAGACCTTGGAGAGGGTCTCTAAAAACTACTACTATATAATACGAGGAGTCTTTTATGGGTGCAAAAGATGCATTGCGAAGACAGCAGGAGCTTTTAGAAAAAGCCAAGGTAGAAGGTAGAGGATTGAACCCTGAGGAACAAAGAGAGTTTGACAGCATGCAGGCTGTTATTGATTCTGCTTCTACAGAGGAAGGTGTGGATGACTTACAGATAGAAAGAGAAAGATGTAAGCAGATTGTGGAATTGTGTAAGGATATGGAGCTTGATCCAACGGACTTTATTGCAAAAGGCGCAAGCATAGAATCTGTAAAAGATGCAGCTATACAGAAGCTTAGAAGTGAGAAAAAGCCGGTTACAGCTCAGCCAAGCGGTGATGTGAATTTGAAAGTTAAGACTGATGAAAGAGATAAGTATACCAGAGCTGTAGCGGACGGTATGCTTTTAAAAAGTGGCTTATATGTTGATAAGCCTGCAGCAGGTGCAAATGATTTCAAGAGCATGTCTCTAAGAGATATGGCAATTCATGCGATGGCACAGGATGGTGAGAATTTAGATACTCTTATGAGAATGTCTCCAAGTGAGGTGTATGACAAGGTTACAAGAGCAGGATTTTACAATCCGACAGCTGCATTCCCTGCTATCATGGATACGGCTATCAATAAAGCTTATAAGGATGAGTATACACTTGCTCCTACCACGTTTGAGAAGTTTGTAAAGATTGGTTCTTTATCGGATTTTAAGGCGCATGACAACTACTGGATAACAGGTCCGGCAGGTGAGTTCAAGGAAGTGCCGGAGAACGGAGAGATCGAAGCGGATGTACCTAAGGATATGGCAAAGCCAAAGCGTCAGCTTAAGACATTTGCAAGGCAGTTTTCTATGAGCAGACAGGCCTTTATCAATGATGATATCGGTTTTCTTACTACAGTGCCTGCAAGATATGCAAGAAGTGCAAAGACCACAATCAATCAGATGGTGTATAATGCATTATTTTATGATGCAGCAATTTATGATGCATTGCCGCTGTTTGATGCAAGTCATAAGAACTCTTTAGCTATCGGATCGGCTCCGAGTGCCGAGGTTATTAACAAGATGATATTGGCGTTGGCGACACAGAAGGATGAGTTCGGACAAAGCATTGTAGTAAATCCTAGAACCATAGTAGCTCCTGTGGGATATGCTATGGATTTATATAAGATTTTCAACTCTCCGAGTATCAATACAACTGATAATACACAGGCGGCAAACCCTTTATATCAGCTTAGAAACAATATACAGATTGTAGAGGATGCGACCCTTAATGCATTGGCAGGAACAGGCGCTGCACCATGGTATCTGATGGCGGATGCGGCAGATATAAACACTATTGAGGTGGATTTCCTTAACGGCCAGCAGGTCCCAACAATCAGAAGAATGGAAAATCCGGGAACACTTGGATTCGTATGGGATATTTATTTTGATGTAGGTGTAACTGTTATGAATCATAGAGGCGTTGTAAGAAACAAGGGTGTGGCTATAGCCGATCCGTTGGCTTAAAGAAAGGAGAGAGTATGGCAAATAAAGGTGCATATGTAAATACCGGAAATACTATCAATTATACAAACGATACAAATTCTAAGATTGAAGCCGGATCAGTAGTAAAGATAGGCGATATATTAGGGATTGCTGCATGTGATATTGACATGAAGTCACTTGGAGCGGTGAGTATCAGTGGTGTATATGATATTACAAAGAAAACAGGAGAAGCTATAGAAGCAGGCAAGCTTGTATATTACTCAACTGATGGCATTACAGCAACCGCCGGCAGTAATCCAAGAATAGGATATACCGTTGCCAAGGCACTTGCAGGAGATAAAACAGCAAGAGTAAGGTTGGGATAGTATGAAGTATAGAGCAAAGAGACATATACTGTACCTGGGGCATATGTATACTCCGGGCGAATTTGTATTGACATCGGATGTTGAATATTTGGAAAAACTTGTTGCAAATGATTCTGCAGAATGTGTTGATGATGAAGGAAATGTAATCAGCCAAGCAGCAGTAAGCACCGAGGACAAGGAACCTGTAGAAGAGCAATCTGAAGAGCTTCCATTTGGCGAGGAAGATTCACCGGATGAAGTGAAGGAAGGTGTCGTCAACAAGCCTATTGGAAGAAGCAGTAGGGCAAAATAATGAATAAATTTATGGAAGCTCTTAATGATGATATATCTAAGGTTTTCTTAAACCTGAATGAGTTTGCTTCTACACATAATATTGACGGTAAAGAATATAACATTATCATTGATGAATATGAGTTGAATGAACGAAACAAAGGTAGAGAAAAGGAGCTTATAAATGGAATCTATATAAGAGAGCTGCTTATATATGTGTCTAAGGATGAGTTTAAAAGGCTTCCAAGTATAGGTAGAATACTTTTTCTTGATAATGTGGAATACCTGGTCAAGGATGCACAAGAGGAAGAAGGAGTATTTGTTATCACACTGGAGAAGAATGTGCATTAATGGCTATTGAAGTAAGAGTTGATGAAAATGACTGGAGGAGACTTGAGCATACTCTTAAATATTTAGGGGAAGATGCTGATAAAGGCCTTGCTAAAGTCGTGAATAAGACAGCGAAGGAAGCAAAGAAACTGCTTGCAAAGCAGTCCAATTCCGAATACGCTACTACGGATTTAGGAATTAGAGGCTTTAATAATGCTATGAAAGTAAAAACAGCTACAGGAAAGAACCCTGTAGCTGAAATCATATCTAAGGATGGCAGCAGAGAGCTATATAAGTTCAAGGTATCACCAAAAACCGCTACAAGAAAGAACGGCAGAAGGCCAAGGGCTTTTAAAGCAAAAGTCTTAAAATCAAGCTCATTTAAGAAGATGCAGACTGCAGATATAAAAGCGTTTGTGACAACTTTTAAGAGCGGCCATACAACGCTTGTTGAGAGAAACCCCGGAAAGAAGATAAGGAATAGAAGAGGCAAAGGTATAACAAAGCATAATATGGCACTTAAGGCCTTGTATGCTGTACCAGTTCCAAACATGCTTGCAGGTGAACACGGATATCGTAAGGCAAGCTCTATGATCGATGATGTACTGAAAAAGAATATTGACATGGAAATAGAGAAACTTTTGGGAAGTGAAAGATGACAGTTTTTGATATTTATAAAGAGCTTGAGGATTTTCTGCATCCTATATTGGATGAAATGTACTTTGAAAGTCCGGATGGAAAAAGGGTAAAGATAAATATATATAAGCAGAGCTTGCCTCCAAAGCGTGATGATGAAGATATAACCCCGATTCCGTATCTGATTATAAAAGTCCTCGGTGGAACTTTTCCAAAGGACTATAGAAGTGATACGGCCAAGATTAGAGTAATACTTCTAATAGGCATAATGAATACGGAGGAAGGATATACGGCATCCAGGGATGTGATCGGTGTTATCGAAAGGATAAGGCAGGAGCTCTTAAAGATTGGACATTTAAAGACTTTTTCGCTTTGTGCAGATATTGACTTCTCAATGAATGAAGATGATGAGTATCCTTACAGCTTTGGAGGTATGGATTTAAGCTTTAGAAGTTTGGATGTAGTGAGAGAGGATGAATATACATAATGGATGATAAGAAAGAAGATATTGTAAAAGAAGAGCCTAAAGATGTGGCTGCAGAAGAGTCAAAAGATGTTATAGAAGATAAGGCCGAAAATGATGTAGCCTTAATAAATACTAAGCGTGAGAGGCTTTCAAATGTGGTCTATGTAGGTCCGAAAGTAAGTGGTGTTATACAGCAATTTGATACATTCAGCGGAAATGTTCCTGAAAGTATTGAGGAGTTCTCAAATAAATATAATACGATAAGGGCACTTTTTATACCGATTAGCGATTTTGCTAAGGCTTTTAGAGAGGTAAAAGAAAAAGGAAGTGCTCTTTATAATCTCTATATGAGAGCAAAGGAGGAGATAAATGACAACTTATAATCATGGTATAAGGGTAAAAGAGGGTGCGACACCTGTAAGTAAACCGCTGTTCGGTACTGCAGGCCTTCAGGTTGTAGTAGGATGTGCACCGGTAAATCTTACAAAAGATCCATACTCTAAGACAAACAAGGTTATACTTTGTAATAGTTTTGATGATTGCGTAAGTAAGCTTGGATACAGTGATGAGATGGATAAGTACACTCTATGTCAGGCTATGTATGCTTCTTTCAAGCACTTTAAGATAAGTCCGGTAGTTTTTATCAATGTACTTGATCCGAAGAAGCATAAGCAGACAGTAGCAGAAAGTACTGTAAATGTTGTAAACAAGCAGGCTGTACATCCAGATACAGGAATATTACTTGATAAGTTGGTGGTAAAGAATGCCGCTACTACACTTGTTGTAGATACAGATTATATATTAAGCTTTAATGATGAGGGTAAGGCTGTAATATCTTTGCTTTCAACAGGTAGTGCATATACAGCTACACAACTTAAGGTAAGCGGCGAGAAGATAGATCCAAGTCAGGTGACTATAAATGATGTGGTTGGCGGATACAATGATACAACCGGAGAGAATACAGGTATTGAACTTATAAAGAGTGTATTCCCTAAGCTTGGAATTGTACCCGGTACACTGCTGGCTCCAGGATACTCATATAATCCACTCGTAGCTACTGCACTGGTGGCAAAATGTGAGGACTTAAACGGCAAGTTCAGATCGGTTGCACTTATTGACATATCCACAAGTGTAACGAAGAAGTATACAGATGTGCAAAAGGCTAAGGCTGATCTTGGTATCAAGTCACCATTTGCAATTGCAATGTGGCCAAGTGTGAAGGTTAAGAAGAAGATACTTTCTTATTCTGCGATATTTGGTGCATTATGTGCTTACCTTGATACTAAA